AAAGGGACTGTCCATGTGTGTGCCACGGAAAGTATCTAGTTTGGTTTCGCCCGTCAGGCAGAACATAGCGTGTTGCCCTAGGGTCAGGGCCATGTCGTAGCCTTGCAGGTCAGCGCACAGCTTAACGAAATCATCCTGGGCTAGGCGCGTGAGGGGACCGCCCGGCTTGTTGCCGACGAATAGCGTGGGCCACTTGGCAGTGTAGGCGCGGAAGGCAGTGAAGAAGCCGGAAGGCACAAGCCCCGCAGCACCTAACAGTTCTTGTGTAACCTTCCACTCCCACTCTGATAGCGGGTGGCCAGTCATTGCGTCAACGGATGGCCAGTCAAGTACTAGGGCGATCTTCAAAGGGAAGCTCCATCTGCACGGGGTCTGGCATGCGATTGACAACCGGAACATTCTTCCAGTCGCCATCCTTATCTTGATATTGAAGGACGTAGGTCGAAGGGTAGGGTATGCCTTCTTCGTTGCGGCTCCACTCTTGAAGAACGCGCAGGGTAGGCACGGTGTTGCGGCACATTAGCGATCCTTGTAGAAGATATGGTTGTCGATGCGCGTGGTGCGCCGTAGATGGTGCCACCCTACCACAGAAGTATCGTGGAAGTAAAGGGCGCCGCGCGTCAGGTCGGGCATGTTGCTTAGCACTAGCTGGGCAGAGTGTTGTGCTTCATGCCAGTCGTCTTGATTGGAAGGCGCTAGGGTGCGGCGATTCGTGCAAGCCCATGTGAACTGGCAGGAGTTGCCGCGCCGCTGATAGACTACGTCGCATACGTCAGCAGGGAAGCGACGGTCATTGGCCCGGTTCAGAATGACTTGACCCACGGCTATCTGCCCGGCGCGGGATTGGCCGCGAGCTTCCCAGTAGATGGCGCGCGATATGCAGTTGAGGTAGCGGTCCCGGTTGTTGGTGTCGTTCCATTCAACGGGGATGGGGCTGGGCGGCACGGCTATGGCAGGCAGCGGCTGCATCCATACCAGCAGGGCCAGCAGCAGGACGGGCCAATAGATCAGCAGGTCACGACCAAGGCGCAGGTTCATCGCTTTGATTTCCTTTTGGGTTCGTGACACTCGGGCTGCTCGGTAAACATAGCGATGGGTGCGCCGGGCTTACCCCACCACTTAGCGGCGGCGTCGTGGATGGCTGGCGTCAGGGCGCGCGGGCACTTGGCTGCGTTCTTGCAGTCAGCATTGAACGGACAGAACGTCATATCACGAAAGCATAACATCAGGTTTCTCCAGTTTACTAAGGGCTTCGGCTGCGTCGGCACGGGTAGGAAATGGGTAGCCATAGAAGCACCCAATTCCAACCAAATACCACCAGCCATTCTTCTCCTTAATCATTCCTTTTCTCCCAGCGCCGCGCGGGCTTGTTCGATTGGCGTGGCTAACACTGCTTTTTTGAGTTTTGCTTCGGTTGGTGTTGGCGCGCTGTAATATGTCAGCACTCCACGCAGCGCCGCCCGCAGCTTTTCGATTTCGTCTGCCGCAGCCCACGCGACTGGGGTTTTCTTATATGAGCGCAAACGCTTCACAAGATCACTCATTCCTTTTCTCCCGGCTCGTCGCTGATAAGCCCTGATTCTATCGCGGAATACACAAACAGAAATTGTATCACCGTTACAATTGCTGCGAAGACAAACGCGGTTGCAGGCAAACAATCCCACAGATAAATTGCCATCCTGCCCAGCGCGTATGCCCAGAAAAATATCATCAGCGGGAACATAAATACCGCCGCTATTTGCATGGCTATCTTCATTCCTTTTCTCCCAACAACTCGCGTGTTTCCGGCTTCAGCTTATCCCAATCGCCGCGCCAGACATGCTTCGCCAAATCCTGCACAGCAGCGCGCAGCTTATCACGTTCTTTTTCAAGATCATCATACTTGACGCGCAGGTTATTCAACTTGTTCACCGCTTCATTAAGCGCGGTAATAAGTTCGCCTACATCATACTTTGGCATCGTCTTTTTCTCCCAGCGCCGCGCGGGCTTGATCCCTTGCAAAAATTGCCGCTTCTTTTTGGTCCCAATCCCAAGTCCAGTTTTTGCATTCAATCGCAGCGGTTAGCCAACTGTTGCATTCAGAAAGCACCTCCAGCAGACGCGCGTTCTCCGCTTGGATCATCTGTCCAAGCTTTGCCGCCGCCTCTGCGTTGAGCGTCAGCCCGGTTGCTGCGTAGATTTTATCTGCGATATCGCTCATTCCTTTTCTCCCAGCGCCGCGCGGGCAATTATGTTGCCAACGCTATTGCCGTAATGTGGTTCAGCACCAAGGCGCGCCAGCTTTTCCAATACCTCCCGCAGCTTTTCGTTCTCGGCCTTCAGCGTAATTGCCTCAGCGCAGAATTGTGTGGTGCTTTGATCCCGCGCGCATCCACCAGATTTCAGCCTTTCGACTTCGGCCCGTAGCGCATCACGCTCGGCTGCAAGGGATCGGAGAAGATTGGCTGAGATGTGGTGCATGGCGCGCCGCCCACTGTCTTCTGGATTGTCGGCGTATAATTCTTCACTGACCTCATGAAACTTCGCCACTTCCAAAGCGCGCTTTGTGTTTGTGTCGCTCATTCTTCTTCTCCCAGCGCCGCGCGGGCAATGCTACCTGAATCTTGTAAGGCAGCACTTGTTGTCCCGTCTATTTGAGGGTGTCCTAATGATATGGTGTGGCGCCAAGAATTCTTTTCAGCATAAAACGCCAATGCCGCGCGCAGCCTTTTGATTTCAACGGCGTCCTGTATAAGGCGTTTGCACAGGGCGTCGTAGGTTACTTCTTGCATAAGGGTTCTCCTAAAAGAAAAGGGGAGCAAGCCTGAGCCTACTCCCCCTGTTGGATTAAGCCGAGGTTAGGCGGCCTTCTTGTTGGTCATGTACCAATCGACAGAGTAGTAGCGGGATGCCGTAAGGCGCGGCGTATTCAGGGGCTTGCCGTCACGGTCCTCGGTTTCGTGACCGACCGTAATGACAACCTCACTACCGGGCAGGATGTCAAGAGCATCCCGAATCGAATTGCCCACAGTATCCTGGGAGATACGGGCCAGACGTTCCTGCACGATAGGCAGCGACTTCTCGGAAATCCAAAGCGTGTCACGCATACGGCACTTCGAAAGATCGACGCCCGACATATCATGGTCGTGCATAGGCTCCATCAAAGTGTAAGAAAGCTCAAGACCCTGCGTACCAGAGTTGGCCTTGACAATCTTGACGGACTGAATCGTAGCAAGGTAATCGCCCACGGGCGCCTGACGGAAAGCCGGGCGGTCGGCGGCGGTTGCATTGACGACGGTATCGAAAAGGTCAGCCATTGGCTGTGTTCTCCATAAGGGGTTGTGTCACATAGGACAGGACGGGATATACATCCGGGCTCCCGCCCTGTCAAGTCATGCCCAGAAATTTATTTGCGCTTTGACAGGTCCACGTTAGGGCCAAGCACAATCCCACGCGCAGCAAGATACTTATTTAAAGCAGTCTTGCCCGCCGCCTTTGCCGTAACCCAGCCTCCCCTTTTAACATTGGAAGACTGCATTATGCTATAATCAATAGGCCGCTTGGGAAATTTAAGTTTGAGCTGGGCCACGGTCAGGCTCCTTTCGTCAGGCGGTCAAGCATGGAGGCGAGGTCGTAGGGTTCGGCGCCCTTGATCAGGCTAGGCGCGGAGGTGCGAAGCGAAGCCTTGTCGGTGGCTGCCGTCTTGAAGGTGCGGTTGCCCGCCCGGTCCACTTCCAAATGCCAGATGTCAGAGAAGTAGGTCTGCATCTTCTTCGAAAACTTCTCGCCTACGCCAACAGGAACATCGCGCGCCTTGCCTACGATCTTGCCTTGGTCGTCCTTCTCACCCGTCTGCATGAGGTGGGTAAGCATGATGACAGTGGCGCCCATCTTATTGCCAGTCAGGTGATCGAGGATGGCGCCGTAGTATTTGCCCGCCACGTTGTAGAGGGAACGCCCATCCTTCTTGGTTTCGGGGTCCTCCTGCGCGGCCAGCAATAGCAGTTCACCTAGGAAGGTGCCGCTGTCAATGACCACCACATCGCGCGGGGTCCAGCTAGTGCAAGCGCCTAGGTCCTCGGCACCCGCCACCTTCCACTGCTCCAGCATGGAACAGAAGCGCCGCATCTCCGACAGCGCCTGCTTGCTGGCCTGACCTGACCCGGCAAACAGATTGGTGCCTGTGATCTTAGCGGCAGCGTAAGTGTTCAAGTAGACTTCGGCTGCCTTGTCGGTCAGGTAGGAACCAATGACCCGCGAGTTCTGGTCGAAGTCGTGGATCATCAGACGATAGCCTGCGTTGGCAAGCTGAGCGAGGGCGCCCGTCTTGCCTGCTGCTGGTTCGCCGCAGATCAGGATGCGGGGCGGCAGTTTCACTTCATTAAACTTGGGCATTGAACAGTGTCTCCGATATGGATTGTTTGTTGCGTGGGTCGTCCCGCCATTGCTGGCAGAACTCAGATACAGGGCACCAGCTTTGGCAGCGCACTGCTTCGCCGGGCCTATGCTCTACATACAGGTTACTTGCAGTGTCGGCAAGTGCCCGTGCTTCGATTGGGTCGTCGAACAGCTTGACGGCACGGATGTTGCCGCGCTTCATGACTGCCCACTTCTCAGGCTTAGTCCAACGATCTTCGTGTGTGCATGGGGCTGGCACTTCTGCTTGGTGCATAGCTATACGCTGGTTGATGAAGGCGTCAGCTTCTTCTTCTGACCACAGGGGCACGTCCAGTAGTTTGACTTGGGCTTGCGGGTAGTCAGGGCTACGGGCAGCTTCATTGCGTGACCAGTCGCGCAGCACGGCAAGGACTGACATACGATTGACGATCAGGCCCTTCTCCTTGATAAGCAAACGGCGGTAGGTGTTGGTCTGCTTCTCCCAATCAGAAGGCACGACCCCGCCCTTGACCTTCCAAGCAGACGTAACCTTGAAGTCAAGCAGGTGGCTGTCAGACAGGACCACGTTGTCGATCTGCCCCTTCAGTTTCCAACCGCCGTATCCAGAAGTAACGGTCACTTCAGTTAGGATGTTAGGCAGGGCAAGACTGGCACGTTCGATGATGGTATGAACTGACTGACCAAGCAAGGACCAGATGCGGTCGCTCACATCTTCAGATAGTTCTTCGTAGTGCTTCAGCTTGAGGTGCCGTAGCTGGGGCGGCGACAACAATTCCGTTACGGAAATGTCAGCATCGCCCTTGGTGTAGCTGTCATTCATGATGGCAGCCACGATAGCTTCCGGCAAGTTGTGGTTGTTAGTCAGCTTCATGATTGAATATCCTCCGGGGGTTCGGGCAGCGGCATCCAGCGGGTAGGATTGGCTGCGACCTCAAACTCACTTCCAACAACAAACCACCAATCGGGGATGCTATATAGAAGTTCGTTATAGTCACCGTATTCGCTCGTTTCACCGCCCCATTCGACAATGTTGTAGCCATCACTTGCATAGGCAAGGCCCTCACAGTGCGCGCCGTATGTTGTCAATCGTCCTGCTTGTGCGTCCTCGACATAAGGGTCTGCATCATGTTTGCACCACGCCAATATCGGCTTATCCTTTGGCGCGGTTTCGATTGGTTGCCATTCGCTCATTACTTTTCTCCCATTTGCACACCAAACTCAGCCATCTTCTGTACCAATTCTTGCCAGGATGTGGTTCGGATTTCTTTCACCGCGCCATTTACCAAGACCGCGCCAGCATAATAATTGGCATCGCGAATGTGCATGTAGCTATAGGTCATTCTTCTTCTCCCAACAATTCACGCCCAATCTTCACCGCGCGCCATTGCCGCCAGAAGAAAAAATAAACCTCATTTCCTGCATAGTGTTTCCAGGCTTCTTCATCACTGGCGGTTATCGGTGGTGGGTTTTGCCCGATACGAAAGCCCACCTTGACATTTCCTGTGTAGATGAACGGGCGCAGCGCCGCCCGCAGCTTTTCGTTCTCGGAAAGTAACGAGTTACTGTGATCCCAAACACACCAATCAGCTTCTCTCGCACGATAGGTGCCATCCCATTGTCCATCATAGTTTGGTAAACCATCAAGCACAGCGGCATCGCTTTCTGCTATGTGCCAAGAGACTTGACCGTTTGGCGTCTCAACATAAATCACTGGCCATTTGGTTTCGTCTGGATCAACGCCCGTTCCAGCTTTGAAGCCTGCCGCCAAAGCCATACGCGCAAAAGCAACAGCCAGCCGGTTACGTTCCGAATATATGCTATCAGCTTTCGCCCGCAGCTTTTTGACTTCAGCCTTCAGCGCATCACGCTCGGCGGCGAGAGAGCGGATGGCGGCGGCGGTGAGGTCGTGTTCTGGCGCTTTCATGCCAAGCGTGAACCGCACG